ATGGCAACAATCACAAAGCGTATGGATCAACGCCCAGAGCGGCGATGGCAGGCCAAGGTCAGACGTAAGGGTTTTCCCGTACAGACCGCATCGTTCCCTACCAAGACTGAGGCCGTGCAGTGGGCGCGCGAGATAGAGGCACAGTACGCGAGAGGACATGCGCTTGACACTCGGGACGCCCGCCAAGTATTGCTGCGGGACGTTCTTAAGCGATACCTCGAAGAAGTTGTGCCGACCCATAAGGGAGCCGAGCCGGAGGGCTACGTGGTTCGTCGCCTCATGCGTGCGTCCTTCGCTTCGTACTCTCTGGCTAATCTCGGGCGCACCGCCGTGGCGGAGTACCGGGACACCCGACTTAAACAGGTATCCGGTTCGACGGTACGTTCCGAACTGAATGTACTTGCACGCGCCATCGAGTACGCCCGACGAGAATGGGGCGTCTACCTCGTCGCTAATCCGATCCGATCCGTACGGCTTCCCAAGGAGAACCCCGGCCGCGAGCGTCGACTGCTCCCCGGTGAAGAAGAGCGCCTGCTGATCGAGTGCCGCGCGGCGCGGGCACCTTTCCTCGAAGCGGCGGTGATCGTCGCCATCGAGACGGGAATGCGACAGTCGGAAATACTGAGACTTCGCTGGGATAAGATCGACCTAGAGCGGCGGGTTGCCGTGCTGCCCGACACGAAGAACGGTGAATCGCGGGCCGTACCGCTCACTCGGCGGGCTGTTGCCGCGATTGAATCCACGAAGACGCTACGGGAGTACAAGTGGCGACGCCAGCGCACCTACACGGATGACGGCCCCTTCTCGAAGGTCGATCCGTCCGTCATTCGCCATAGCTTCATGCGTGCGCGGGACAAGGCCGGCCTGCCCGACCTACGGTTCCATGACCTTCGCCACGAAGCAACGAGTCGCCTGTTCGAGAAGGGATTGAACGTGATGGAAGTTGCAAGTGTCACCGGGCACAAGACACTCTCTATGTTGAGGCGCTACTCTCACCTGAGTATGGAACACCTGCTGGATAAACTAGACTAGTGCCTTACGGAAATGTTCGAACATGTTGTCGAGCAGATAGCACAGCGGTTCGCCATGCGAGGCACGCGGGTTGATGCCTGCGTTGCCGAGTATGTCGAGGCACGCGTGACAGCATTCGTGCACCAGCGTATCTAGCCGGCCGTCGAGGACCACCACGAGGACGACCGGCCCTGCGTCGACCTCGAAGCCCTCAGTCCCGACCGGGAACTGCACGTTGTACTTCCGGCACAGACGGCGTGCTTCCGCCTCTCCTAGCGCGAGCACGACCTTCCGGCCATACGGGTTAGCCGTGTACGTCCTCACTTGGTCGTGAAGAACGCACGTAGCCCAGTCAACTGGTCGTTACAGTTGTCGAGCGTTGTCTGGTAATCGTGAATGGACTGCACCAGCCCGCCTAGCGTGTGCTCAGTCGGTGCCGCTGGTTCCGGACACGGCTGAAGCAGGCTGGCTGGAGGCTGCGCGAGGACGGTTGCCGTACAGGCTGTCAAACACGTCAGCGGGAACAACAGTGCTAGTCCAGTCAGGGTGAGCTTGCAGCGCATTGTCCACCTTCTTCTGGTTAGTCGCCGCGCGCGCTTGGGTCAGCGTCTGCGCCGTCTTGTAGGCGTCGAACGCAGCCTGCGAGGCGGCAAGGGATGCGGAGAGCGCGGACACCTTGCTTTCAGCGGTGTCGGCCCTCTCGTGTTCTACGTACACGGCGAAGCCCAATCCCGCGAGGACTAGGAGCAGCGCCAGTGCAGCGATAATTCGATCGATCAGTGTCACGACATGCACACCTTGTACTCAGCCTGCCGGCGTGTGACGAGACCGGGGAGCACTACTTTCTTGCCCTTGACCGTCCCGTACACCCAGCGCAGCAGCTCCTTGCATGCCCCGGCGTGGTCGCCAGCGTTCAGCTTGGATAACATCGTCGAAGAGCGGAACTGCGTGGGGCCGGCGTTATACACGAAATCCGAGTACGCCGTCAGCTCATTGACAGTGAGAGGCACCGTAGACGCGTCTAGAACCGCTGTAGCGGCCTCGCGCATGTCGGTTGATAGGAGAGCCAGGCATTGATCGTGCGAGGCCGTCTGGCCCAGTTTTACACCGTCTGTGTGCCCGTAGCAGATTGTCGGCTTGCCAACCGGGTCGAGGAACGCTGTGTGCCTGTCGCCCTCGAACTTGATGGCGAACAGGGAAGCAGCCGCGACAGCCGCAGCTACCACCCTGACTGCAATAGCGGAACGGGCCATTACTCCGTGACGAGCTGGACGCGCGTACCGTCGCCATCCGCAGCCTTGTCGGCCGCGTTAGCGCAAGCGATGAAGAAGTCCCGCAGCGTCTGAGCCGGCACGATGGACGAGCCGTACGCCTTGTTCTGCTCGACGTGCGAGATAGCACGAGCCGCGTCCACGCGAAGGTCAAAGCCACGGACTACGCTCATGATGTTGGGAAGATTAACGAAATCCATCTTTACCTTTTGTACTTGTTGAACACGGACCCGCGAGCTGCGGGGGATGTGATAGGCCGGCCCAGCGGGTTCTTCACCCATGCATTGAACTCAGCCTTGCGTTGTGCTTCGATCTGCTTCGCCTGATCGATGCCGAGTAACTGCACCCAGTAGCGCACCGCGCCGGATAGTGCGTCGAGCCGGTCGTCGTGCTTCAGGGAATGCTTGTCGCGCGTGATCAGTGCAATCTGCTGGAACACCGAATACGAGGACCGCTCTGCGAGCGCGTACGCTGCGAGGCTTGCCGACTCGTGTCGGGCGATGTCGTCGTTGAAGATCAGAGAACCACGTGCGATGACGGGTTCGAGTGTGTCGATGATGCGCAGCTCTTTCTGCGTCATGCCGACGTGCTCTTCCTCAATGGCACAGCCACCGGCCGGGTCATTGACTGCCGCGTACTCGCCTCGCAGGATCGGAAGCCATGTGTGCAGGTACGCACCATGTCCGAAGTTCTGTTCGACGATGATCTTGTTGACCCGCCACTTCTGCGCGATCTGCGCGAGACGCTTGAAGCCTGCCTCGTCGTAACCGCCCTTGATGCCGCCAACGTCGAGGACCCAGATGTTCCCGTTCAGGAAGCCGACGACTGCGTACCCCGTCTCGTCGCCGTTCTTGCCGCCACCGGCCGGGTCGACGTACATGCATACGCCTTGCAGCTTCGCGCGGTCGTCGGATACGAGCGACGGCACGTTCATCGTGTATGTGCGCCCGTTGATCTCGTACTTGACGTTCTGGTGTTCGAGCAGCCCTGCCTTAACGGCCAGCGGGAACTCGTCACCGGAGATACGAACGGACATGATCCGGTTCAGCTTCAGCGGGAACCGCTCAGCATCTGCCAGCGTCGTGTTCAACATGTGCTGGAGCTGGAAGTAGCTGGGGCCTTGGTCCATCTCCTTCTTGCACAGGTACTCTTCAGTACCAGCAGGAAGCTCTGCGTCTGTCGGCATGCCCTGATCGCCCAGCGGGCCGTAGCGGGCTTCGCATAGCGACGGGTCTAATTCCATCTCACGGCGCAGCAGCGGGGCGAGCATGTCGCCGTAGTTCTTCATCTGCTCTGCTGTCGGGTAGCGGCCCGTCCAGATACGGACGGCGTAGCCACGGCCGGGGAGCGTGTTGTAGATGGAGTTCACGGACTGAGGCGTACCGAGGTACACGATGCGCCCGGTCGAGCAGATCGACGGGAAGTCGCGAGTCAGGTGCAGTAGTTGCTCGCGCTGGTGCTCCGTCAGGGAGTTCTTCTGCGACTCGATGTCGTCAGCGATAAGCAAGTCCGCGCGCTTACCCTGCAAGTTGCCGGTGATACCGACGCAGGCTACTGACGGAGACTTGTCGAGGCCCTTCAGCGAGTGGTGTACGTCGAACGCGTCGACGGCTGTGCGGTCTCCTGCATTGCGGTCGGGTCGCAGCACCTCCAGCACGTCCATCGTCATGATGATGCGGACGATCAGTGTGGAGATTTCATTGGCCTGCGTGCCGCCTGCCGACAGGATCAGCACGCGTGCGCGTGGATCGTGGATCAGGCACCACACCGCGTAAGCTGCGGTAATCGTTGTCTTTGCTTGGCCTCGCTGCGCCTGAATCATCAGGTAGTGCGGGCCGTGCTCCAAGTACTCCGCGATGTCCTTCTGGATGCGCGTCGTGCTGAAGCCGAGTTCAGTCATTACATCTTCAAGGAACGGCTCGAACGTCGGATAAGCTGCCTGCAACAGTTCGAGCATTTCCCAGCGCTGTAACGCAAGCTCCTGCGATTCCCTCATCAGGTGCCGGTGCTTGCGTTGTCGATCAGGTCGTCGACTTCAGCCTGTGATAGCTTGCCGGCTGTGGGTCGCATCGGAACGACCTTGCCGGAGTTCTGCTTGCGCTTCTCTTCGAGCTTGCGCTGCAACTCACTGAGTGCAGTGTTCTCTTCGAGAGCGGCTGTGATCTTGTTGTACTTCAGGAGGTTGACTGCCACACCCAAATCTGCGGCAGTAGCCTCGTCGTTCTCGATACGACGCGTGAGATCATTCACCACGGCATCGAAGAGCTTTTCGAGTGCCGCAGCGGAAGGCTTAGTCATCCTTCTCCTTCTTCAAAAACTTGCGGATCGTCGCGATTACCTTCGGTGCCAGCACAACGCACTGGAACGCGAGGTAGATAAGCGTGCCGATGATTACTAGGTCGTTGCCGGTCAGGTGACCGATCCAGAAACCTCCGGCTCCATCACGACCGGTCTTTGCGAGTTCGGTGATGTCACCGGGTTCCATAGTTATCCTTATTTAACAGGCCAAATTAAAGCGGCCCGATGTATTCGACTTCGAAGTATTGCCCCTGTGCACTACCACCTAGCGCAGGCGAAGAACTAAGGGACGCGGCTTGCAGAAATACCCACGTCTCCAGATAGTCAGTTGTGCCGTTACACTGAACCATGCAGTCAACTTTCGGGTTGAAGCTGAACCCAGCGGCGATAGCGGCTGCTGGTGTCTGCTGATCGAAGTTAGACGCATACAGCGCGCCGTTCTTGTAGACAGAGACGGTCGCAGAGATGTTTTGAACCACTTGGGCGCTATTAACGTTGACTATCAACGTAGATACGACTCGATACCAGCCAGCCTTGGTCGGCTTCCATCGCTGATTAGTGCCGTCCCACATTGATCCACCGGACTGAGAAAAGCTGGTGTAACTGCCCATCTTGGTAGCAGTTAGCGCTGAGAACGTGGCCGTGGAAGTAGACACTGCCCTGCCTAGAGGCTTACCCTGATCTGCCACCTGTAACGCGGCGGCAGCGGCGGCGGCAGCGGCATTCGCTGTGCTGACTGCGTTACCAGCTGCCGTTTGAGCTGCGCTTGAATTGTCGAGGGCCGTTTGAGCCTTAGCATCAATACCGTTCGCTACTGACAAGGCAGCATCGGCATCATCTGACGCGTTGTTAGCTGTCGTCACTGCCGCAGTGGAGTTGTCGAGCGCAGTCTGTGCCTTGGCATCAATACCGTGTGCCGTCGTGGACGCATCGTCAGCAGTTGCCACCGCCGCGATTGAATTGTCCAGCGCTTGCTGCGCCTTGCCGTCGATACCCGTCGCGATGTCGTGTGCGTCGTTAGCCGTAGTTACCGCTGCATCCGCCTTGGTGTTGGCGGAACCGGCCGTAGTGTTAGCGGCATTCGCTGTCGCTACAGCAGCCGATGCTTCTGACTCTGCCTGCTGCGCGGTCTGTAGCGCGGTGAAGCTGCGCTCGATTGCCTCTGCCGAGGTCGCGTTAATCGCGTCGAACCGGTCGACCATTTCCGCAGCGACGAAGATCGCCTGCTTGTTCGATGTGTCGAGGTTCTGTTCGTCGAGTACCGCGCCAGTCGAGTAGTCCACCAGTGGAACAGTCTTCTGCGTGTCGCGGTAGATGATGATGAATTGTCCAACAGGGATTACCACGTCAGACGTGACGGTGAAATCGCTGAGGAACGTAAGTGTCCTTTCGGTAGTGATGCCGGATGCGGAGTCGTAGCTGTACGCCTTAACGTCCGCGCGGCTGATGTAGCCGCCTGCAAAGTTGAAGGTCCACGGCCCATTCGTGCCGTCGCCCGCGAACTCGTTCATCGAGTTCCGAACGCCTCCCTCTCCCGCCGAGCTAATCCACGGCAGGAGTTCGTCTGCTGCCATCGAAGCTCCTGTAAGGGTGTCACATAGTCGACCGTTAGTGGAGGCCCACACAGGGCGGGCCTCCTAGGTCATTCCTTGCTGATCATGCGGTTCTGCCAGTACGTTCCGAGCAGCGAATTCGCACCCGGAACGATGCGCATGAGGGATCGGGCGTCGTTGCCCTGACTGGTGCTGCTGCCCGTCGCGAGCGCTACACCGGACTGTGCTGCACCGGTGATGTCACCAAGGTAGCCCATCGCTGCAACCGGGCTTCCCGCCTGATTGAACGACTTGCCGCCGAACAGCAGCTCACCCATGTTGATCGTGTCAGGCAGGAGGCCCGACATGTTCATGAGCGTGAATACTCCCGACGCGAGCTTGCCGCCCTTCGTGTTATCCGCGATGAACTTCTCTTTCTCTGCGTCCGACTTGCCGAGCGTGTTGAGCTGTAAGCGGGCGTAGTACAGCATTGCCGCCCACGCCGTACCGAACACGAACGCGTTCACGGTGTTCATGTCGCCAATGGATACATTGCGCGCAAGCTGCTTCTCTGTGGACACGATTCCGTATCGACGGAACTGACCGAACAGCGAACCCGCGCTCGACTCCGACAACCACATCGGAGCCTCGCCTACCATCGCACGCTGGAACGTTTGGAACGTGCCGCGATGGAAGCCGTTGATCAGTGCATCGGCTGCTTCCTGATCGGTCCACTGGTCCCAGTTGATCTTGCCGCCGCGCTCGCGCGCAGCATCGAACTGGTCTAGCTGTCCCTTGATCCGGTCCATCATACCGCTGTCGATACCGAGGTCGGCGAGCCGAGCACGGGTCATACCGCCGTTCTCGCCCTTCACTGTGCGCAGCACGTCCTCTGCCAAGATCGGCAGGAAGGCGCGGTGCAGCATCTTTCCCAGTGAGTTCGAGAGGTTGATGTACGAGACGAATTGCGCCGCGCGCTGCGACAGGCGATTCAGGTTCGAGCCTTCACCGATCATCATGCGGCCCGTAGCGGACACGTCTGGCGTCAGGCTGTGAATGCGGTAGTCCTGACCCAGCAGGCCGGGTGCGTCGACGGCGAGCTGCTTAAGGAACTCGGTGTTCTTGCTGACCGATCCACCCACAGCGCGGAAGAAGCCACCCATACCCACGGACGCGATCATGTTCGATGCGTCAGCCAGTACGGACAGTCCGAGCTTGCCCATGATCGCTGAGTATACGAAGTTGCGCAGTGTCGTGAAACTAGATCGTTCTGCGTTCTTCAATTGTCCGAAGCCGAACGCGCGGAAGCCGAACGACAACGCCTTAAGGTCTTCTGGGCCTGCCCCATCCGCCATCGCCGCGTTCAATGCCGCGTTGGTGTCCGCGAGGTCATGGAAGCCGTGCGATGCCATCGCGTTCTGCGACGCGAAGCGGTGCGAACCCTGCACGACCATTCGCTCGCCGTTGTGCTCCATGAAGTCCAGCAGCGATACGCCGTTCACCGTGCGCAACAGGTCCATCTCAGTCCGCGTACGATCCTTGATCACGTCGCCAAGTGCAGTACGGAAGTCGCTGAGCACCTTGCTATTGATAGTCGCACCGTCCCAGTTCTCCTTCAGGATGTCGGTTGCCACGGACTCGAAGTGGTTCTCGATGTCAGTGGTGCGCGTCTCCGGGTCCTTCATCAACGCCTTCATCTTCGTGTCGATCATTGCGTCGACGCGCTCATTAAGCCGCTTCGTAAGGTCCGCGATCTCCTGCGGTGTTGCCGTGCCCTTCTGCGTCAGCTCTTCTACGGCCGGGTCCACGATGCGCTCGCGGTACTGCTGCGTCATGTTCTCGCGGAACGCCTCGTAGCGGATACGGTCGCTGCGGAAGGCGTTAGTGATCTTCTCCCACTGCCACACGTACGGGATGTGACCAACGAAGCCTGCACCGCGAATGTTGTCCGCGTACGTGTTGCCGACTGCCCGACCATCGGCCGTCGTCTTGTCGTAGAAGTCGTCCAGTGCCTTAGCGAGCTTCTGGATGTGATCCGGCGCACTCGACGTGTACTTCACCTTCGCTTCTACAGACGCGCGATGTGCCAGCCGCTCTTCGGCCACCTGACGCCATACACGGTCCTCTGCTGCCTTCGCAAAGCCGAACATGTACTGCGCCTTCTCCGATGCCGTGAAGCCCTTGGTAAGGTTCTCTTGGATCGTCGGCAGCACCGCCCACTTGTACCCAGTCAGCAGCCGCTCGTACTGGATCGCGACAGTGTTGCTCACTCGCTTGCCGATACCGCTTGCGTCCTCGAACATGGTCGCGCCGAGGTACCGTGCGACCTTCGATGCCGAGCGTTGCAGGATCAGGCCGGGGCTGTCGATCCACTCTTCGCCCTTCTTCAGGATCGCGGGGCGGTTCGTGTCGTACCATGCCTTCAGCCGGCCGCGCTGCTGCGCACGATCAGCATCTGTCTCGTCCCACTTGCGGGCCGCGTCAGCGAAGTCCTGCTCGCGCTTCGTCAGGCGTAACTGTGTCGGTGTAGCGTTCGACGGATGTACCGGCGTAGCGCGCGAGTAGCGCAGCCCGCCTTCGCGCGTAGTACCTGCACGTGCTGCTTCGACCGAGCCAGCCACCAGTCGCAGGATTTCGTTTGCGGTCATGCCGAGGTTCTTGAACAGCGGTACGTTATCACGCAGCCATGTACGGATGCCGGCCACGATGCGCGCCGCTGCGCCGAGCTTCGGGTTCTGTTCCGCGAGGTAGCCAAGCGTTTCTTCGAGGCGCAGGTTAGCTGGCGTGTCCTTCGGTACCGACTCCAACGCAGCCTTCACCTTCAGGTCCGTTTGCGACAGCCGGTCGATCTCGCCCAGCACGCGCGTGTACTGCTCCGTACCCAGTGCTCCTTCGAGGCCGTAGTGGACGCCGATCTCGTGCATGATCAGGCCAGTCGGATCGGCTTCGTCGGCCGGTGTCAGACGATCCCGCAGCACGTAGACCTTCCCGTCTTCGGGGACGTACATGGCCTTAGCGTCCTTTGGCACGTTCTCCATCTGGCTCGAATGCAGCTCTTCGATAACGCCTTGCTTCACGAAGTCCTGATAGCGCGCGTTCTGGATCGGGGCGTCGGATGCACCGCCCGTCTCGCCACGCGAGAAGCGACCCACCTGATTACCCTCGCCGCTAAACGTGCGTCGTACATCGGGCGTGCGGCCTTCACCTACCGCGCTCTGTCCTGCCGTGCGTGGCACAGCACGTTCTGTGTCAACCGGTTTCACGCGCGGTGCTTGCTCCGGTGCAAAGGCACCCGCTTCCGGTGCAGCGAAGATCGATTCACGCGGGTAACGGTTCAGCTCAGCGACTGCCTGCGCAATCGGCGTGCGGTCGGTAAGAGGCCGGCCCTGTGCAGCACGCTCAGCTTCCATCGAAGCGATGTGCGTGTCGAGTTCCTGAATGCGTGCGCGTGCCTGTTCTGCCGCCGTGTTCTGCGCAATGGTGCCTTCGAGACGCGTGCGGGTTTCCGCTTGATCGACCAGTGCCGACGCGTATTGTACCTTCGCGATAGCCCGTGCCTGCTTGTAGCTGACGCCCTGTGCTGCCTGTACGGCCTTGGTCATCTCTTGCAGATCAGGTGCGTTAGCTTCGAGGTCGGCCAGCGATTGACGTGCCGACGAGATTACGCCGGGGTCCGCGAGGTTGCCCGCGACGGGCAGCAGTTGCTCCCTCTCGTTGCGTGCGAGGTCCAGTGCATGCACTTCGTACAGAGGCGATTCAGGCGGGCGTACAGACTGCCTGTCGGCTCCGATAAGGCCCGCTGGCATGCTGGGGTCGTCTATGTCCGCGAGCGGGTTGAACGCCTTGCTAGAGCCCTTCTCTGCCATCTGGTTCAGGATGCTACGGCTCGTCTCGTGCAGGTTCTCGCCGGCCGTGCGTAGCACCGGGTCAACGGGAGCTACTTCACCCGGCCGCACGTTGTCGCGCATCGGCGTGAAGAAGTGACCGAGTGCGCCGAGCGCTGCACCCTGAATGCCTTGGCCCAGCAGATCGCCCCACGTGTACTTCTGATTCTGCGAGAGCGCGACTACCTGCCCGATACCGACGTTAGCCGCTGCGCCTCCGGCCGCTGCCATCGCGAACGATCCGCGTGCGGCCTGCGCTGTCGCCGTGGCGGTTAATGCCGCGTCGACGCGGGCCATGTTAGCCGCCCATCCGCCGCCCATCGTCGCGATGACAGCGATGGGATCAGCCATGCCGCCGATCAGTGCCGCAGCCGTGTTGCCGGCCGACGATAGCCCCTGCTTGTTCGATGCGCGGCCGAAGTAGTCAAGGCGTTCCGTCGCGAGTTCCATGCGCCGATTGAAGTCGTCCTGCGAGACTGCGCCCGACACGTAGTCGGAGAGCTGCTTGTTCGCGAGCACGCCCTTGTCGCTCATGGCGTTGAACTGCTCGTCTCCGATCTTGAAGGTCGGGTCGCCTGCTCCGCGCTGCGTCAGGTCGACTACAGCACCCGTGACCGTGTTGTTCACGAGAGAGTCGACGAAGGACTCGCCCATACCGGCCCAACGAGTGCGCGCGGCGAGGTCCGCTGCGCCCTGCAACTGCGCCGCCTCTTCGATACGGGGATCACCGCCCCACGTCGCATCGAGCGCGGTCATGTCGTTGTTATTGCTACCCGGCTCGCCTTGCGCGCCCGGATTCGCCCGGTATGCGTTCGAGCGGGTCTGCTGCTTAAGGAACGACGGAAGCTTCGCGCTGGCGATGTACGCGGCCAGTTCCGGGTTGTTCTGCGTCAGCGCGCCGTAGAAGTCCGCGCTGTACACACCACCATTGCCCTCGTGCTGAGAGATGGCCGTGGCGAGCTTCGCCAGCGTACCGGGGTCCTGCATGTTCAGTTGCGTATCCGGCTGCACGCCCATCGCGCCAGACACAGCATTCACGTACGCGGGCACGTCATTACGCGGGTCCGTTGCCGGTGCCCAGCGGTTCACGATACCTTCGACCGTATCAAGCCCGTGCTTCGCGTTGTACGCCACGAGATTCTTGATTAACGCTTGCCCGCCCGCCACAGGCGTCGGGTACGCGGCGAATCCGCCTTCACCCTCCGACTCACCGTCGAAGCCCCCGCCTGCGAACAGGTTGCCGGGGTTGTTATTGCGGATGCCGATAGGATCAGCCATGCATTAGCTCCATTGAGGCGAGTACACATTGCACAGCGGACGTGATCCGCTGCACACTGGGCACTCAGTTATTGAATTACGCCAATCCCGTTCTGCGTCATGGGATTGTTCTGAAGACCTTCGATCAGCTCTTGCTTACCCTCAGCGCCGCCGAGATGCTGCTTGTACTTCGCGATCACCTGATCGGGTCGCACGAGCACCGGATACACCGTGCCGGGGTTGTCCTTGTTCTGGTAATAGACCATCAGGACACCCGCACCGACCTGCTCACCACCGACCGCTTGGAACTTGTCGACATCGAAGTGATCGGGATCACCCTTGACGTACAGCGGATCGTTCGCGTGCTGTGCGTTCATCTGCGTGACAGCCGACGAGACGGCGGTACGCATGTTCTCGTGCAGCGCATCGCGTACGGCCTGCTGGTAGTCCTCGTTCGCCTGATTCACACCACCGCCACCGGGGAGCTGCCGTACGCCCTGATACAGCGACTGCGCGCCGGGGATGTACGGGTTGTGCCCGACGATAGTCCCGTCGATGAAGTCGGTGTTCTGCTGGTTGCCGTACACCTGACTGAATGCGAACTGTGCGGCCTTCGTGTAGTCCATCGCGAACGCCTTGCGCGTCATGGCGACGTACGGTGCGAGGTTCTGTGCCAGCTTCTCCTTCGACGCGTCGTTAAGCGCGTACGAGGACAGCTCACCCGGCCCGCCGAATACCGGCAGCAGGTAGCGCTTCATGAAGCCGGGGTCCTGCTTTCCGATGGCGTCGGTAGCAGCCTGTACGTCCTTCGTGTCGACGCTTGCACCAGTGCCCTGCTTGATCCACGAGCGCTTGGCTTCGAGGTCCTTGGGGTCGCTGATGTCGGCACCGCTTCCGAGGAACGCTTGCACCTTCGCGGCGAGGCCACCATCGCCCAGATAGTTCGTCAGTGCCTGCGGCCCGCTCGGGGTCTTCAGCAAGCCTTGTGCGATCTGTAGAGACTGCTGCGCGCGGTCGGTGATCTTGCCGCCCGTCACGAACACGTTCTGCAAGTCCTGCTGCAACTGGACTGTCAACGAGTTCGGCCGCAGCTTCGGTTCGTCGCTCGTCTGTGCGAGCTTCAGTAGCGTGTTGTCGAGCGTCGCCGGGTCCTGCTGTGCGGCCTGCTTGCCGTTGGTCCAGAATTCCTCTGCCGCGAGCTGTGCGTTCTCTTCGCTCACACCGTGAGGCATTGCGGCCGACGAGCCGGCCGTGTACGCGCCCATAGCGAAGCCGCGCTGTGCCTGATCGCTCAGGAGGTCCATCTGCGCCTTGTTCACGGCGTTGGACATCTTCTGCTTGCCGGCGTAGTACGCCCTCAGCATCGCATCGCGCGCCGGGTTATTGAACAGCGGGACAGTCGAGCCAGTCTTCGACCTAAGGTCAGCGTCCATCTGGTCCATGACCTTGTTCAGGTCGGCCTCGCTACCGGGGAATACGCCCTGCTGTAACGCGAGCTGTAGCTTCGTCTTGTTGCTGGAGATGTCGGTCAGTGCCGGCGAGTTCTTCAGCGACTTCTGCGTCCACAGCTCTTCTTCGTTTTCTAGCTGGATACGTGCGTCCATCGGCAGACTGTTCCACACGTCGCCATTGTTCTTCATGGCTTCGTATGCGGCAAAGTTCCCGTTGCTCAGATTGGCACGTGCACTGAGGGCCATGTACTTACCGTACGCCTCGTCGGTCATGCCGTATGGTCGCGTTAGTCCGGCAGTGAACTTGTCCGTCTCCATCTTCGCCTGATCTGGATCACTGAAGCCGTCCATCGCGTGCAAGGTGGACTGGAGCAAGCTGCCTTGACTCACCTGCATGTTCACGAAGCTCTTGCCGGCCTGATCCTGCTGCCATGCGTAGTGCTGCTTCATGTGGGTTTCGAGCATCGGCCCCCACTGTTCCGCAAGCTTAGACTGCACGATGCCATCCACGAGTGGATCGCCCGTGTTCCCGATACGCGCCGCCTGATCTACGAGGAACTGACGCACCGTGTTCGGGTCCTGCTCGCGCAACGACGGAAGCGCGCCCATGAATTCGGTCTGGGCCTGCGAGATGGCCGTCGAGGCTGTCATGGCCTGCGCGCCTTGAATCGTGGCGGATGGCCCGAAAATCTTTGTGTACCACGGCTGCTCCTTCTCGATCTGCTGCAAGGCGCGACCCTGCGCTACCTGAGACATACCGTCGAAGTACATCCGCTTCTGCTCAGCCTGCACGTAAGGCGTCAACGCCCCTTGTGTCAGCCGGTTCACTGCATCGAGCGTCTGAAGGCTCGTCTTTGCTGCACCTTGGAAGTCGCCGCCCGGTGCGATGGGCGCGCTCGCCTGTGCGGTATTGCCGCCCCCGCCGCTGATGCTGGTCTGCACATCAGTCGGGGTGACGGGGTTCTGCAATACAACGTTCCCGCCACCGTCCAAGGCGATGTTAGTGCCCATCGCACCCGCCATGCGTTCTCCTTAACTAAGTGTGAAGTTCTGCACCGACCCGCTGTCGCCAACGGATGTCGAGTAGAAGCCGTTACTCTGACCACCGAAGAAGCCGTAGTCGTTGTTGCCTACGCCAAACGAAGACCCGCTGCGATACGCGTCGAACGTCGTGTTCTGCGTACCGTTGAGCAATGCGCCGCTGGCGTAGCCGCCACTGTCTCCGATACCTCCGGCTGGGTTGTAGCCGTCCGAAGGTGTACGAGTCGATCCTAGCTTGCCCATCTTCGACCAGTCGACGTTCGCGAGTGCGAGGTCCCATGCGCTCGTGTTGTTGAACTGCGATGCGCGAATAGGTGCCTGTACCAACTGGGCCACGTTCGTCGTGTAGTCGATAGGCGCGAAGGTCTGCCCTTCGTTCATCGCTGAGAACATGTTCCCTTGTAGCCCCGCGCGTTGAAGCAGCATGTCGTAGGTCTGATAGCCCTGCTGCGTCTTCGTCGCGTTCTGGTTAGATAGCGCTCCGGCCTGCATCGTCATCTGGATCATCTTGGCGGTCGTACCGCCTACGCCATTAGCCGCTGCCTGCGCGCGTACCGCGCCGAGCTGCGATGCTGACTGGAGCTGCTGCGCCAGATTCCCTCGCACGGCCTGATCCTGCAAACGCGCGATGTTCGTCGTGACCGCATCGATCTGCTTGCCGATGGCGATCTGCTTGTTCTGGTTGCTGATGCTGCGGAGCAGGTTCGACATTGAAGCCTGCGCCGCGACGAAGTTGTTATTCGACGAACGCAGCAGGTTCGCCGCGTCCGCATTCGTCTGGTTGATTAAGTTCTGCGCATCGGTGTTCGCTTGGTCGATAGTAGTCGTCGCCCGGTCAGCAGCCTGTGATACCACCTGCTGACCCAGCCCACCAACGAACCCCGCAAACATCTGCGCAAATGCTGCCCAGCCCACTAGGTACCTCCTTAGACGCGGCGAGCGTTATTGAAGAACTGGCCCACCCACTCGATAGCGGAGATAGCCATAGGAAGCCACTTGCGAGCCTGCAAGCGCAGCCGGTGCTCTGTGTTCGAGCGTCCACACGGAACGTTCAGCGTGGCGTCTGATACGGGCTGTAATCCGACTTGGTTGTTGCTCTGCCCAACACGCCGGCCGTTGAAGCCGAATACAGGGACCGTGTTGCCTACCGAGGTCAGGTACGCATCAAGGCCACCTGTCTCCGTTACCGACACCGTGTAGCGTCCGATAACGAGCCGCCCGTTCACCACAGCCTTATCGTTCTGGTCTCGCACATACGGCGGCGTCAGGTCGAAGTACGCGTCGAAGCTGAAGCCAGCCCATAGTGCCGTGTCAGGCACGGACGGGTAACGCGACTTGAACATCGCCCAGTCGGTGAAATCCTCACCGAGTAGCGCCTGCGGTTGTGTACCGTCCACCGCTACGAACGTATTCTCGTGTACGGCCGGCGACGCACTTAGCAGCGTGCCCGTCGTCGTATGATCGAACGAGCGTTGTGCATCGAGATACGGCTGTGCCGCCACGTCGGAGTCGAGCACAAACTGGTCGCATGCTGCGAACAGCGACGTACCGTCTGTGCGGATACTGAAGACGAACAGCGACGCCTTGTAGGCAGACATGCCGATGACGTTACCCACTGCGGTGTCCCACTCCCAACGCGACCACGCATCGAACTGACGAACCTGTGAACCCGGTGCGTCGATGTAGCTGTACACGTAGATACCTGTGTCCAAACCATCGGTGCGCACGAACAGCGCGTTAGGTGAGGCGAGCGTAGCGAACTCAATCGGCCGGCCGCGAATGTAGCGGTCGAGCTGTGGTGAGATGCGGTACGTCTCTGGCGTGTCTTGGAAGTAGCCGAGCTGGAACTGGCTCACCTGTCCAGAGAACGGGCTAGGGCCGTCCTGATTAATCGTGCTCTCGTACTTGCCGTAGAAGATCAGGTTGCCAGCGACTACCGGCTGCGCGTACTCGCTATCGCGTTCGTTCGCCGTGATCGATACCGCGACCGTCTGAGGCGTGATCGTCTGCCGGCCGGAGATGGTGTACTGCTTCCGCTCCCCGAACATGAACAAGTCCTTGTTATACGTCACGCAGCGGGTGATAACGTCGTCCTCTGCGCCAAGGGCATAAACCTCGATTGGGTCATCGTCGTCGACTCGTTGCAACGACTTGCGGAAGAAGTTGAAGTAGTCCCCGGTACGCGACATGAAGATCACGCCGTTCGACACGATCACGAGACGATCCATGAAGACCGTCAGCATCGTGATCCGCTTACCGAAGAAGTACGGGACCGCGCCTGTCTCTGTGATGTCTCCACATGCGGATGCTGCGTATCCAGGCACGGTCTGCCCAGACAGTGTCGCTAGCTCTGCCGGCGAACCGCCAAGATAGAACGTCTTCCCGTCCGCGCTAACGCATCCGAGTGCGAACACCTGTCCCGGTGTCACGACCTGTGCTGCGCCTTCAACCCACGTCACCGTGCCGAAGCCTGTGCCGGTGTCGCCCTTAGCCTGCATGTAATACGGCTCAGTTACACCCGGTGCCTGTACCTTCACGACCTTACCAGCCGCGTGAATTGCGGACAGCTTGGATACGTCATCAACCGTGTTGTACACAGCGCGGAACAGTGACCCGTCACCACCGTCATCACACGACAGCCCTGACAGCCCTGACATGCAGATGGTTCCACCCACACGTATCACACCGATACCGGCAGTAGTCGCCACCTGTACGGCAAGGTTCTGTGCGATGTTCTGCGGCTGGATGCTTGCTGCGGCATCACCCGTCCACTTGTTGACGGCCGAGTTATACGCATTGACCCGGTCGTTCACCTGCTTCTGATAGTCCTTGTTCGTGGTTCCGTCAGGCAACGTAAGCGGGATGTCGCTTGTGTCCAGCAACTGCGGATACGATGCGGCTAGCGTAGTGTACGAGGCGGTGAATACGGAGCCGTCTGTGGCCCTCGTGTACTTCATCGTATAGGTGCGGCTGTACTGACCGCCACGGACCCAGCCTACGCCCTCCTGTGAACTCGCAGCGTACTGGTCTACAGTTGAGTACCCCGGCCCCAGCGAGGCCGATGCTAGCACGACGAACTGACCTACCGTCGTCACCGCGCTAACGCCTCCGAATCGCCACGGCGCGAGGCCGGCTGCTGCGCCTTGCACAACGTTCAGGAACTTTCCGGTGTCCTTATTGAAACAGACACAGAAAGGCAGCGTGTCGCTACTTGCCCGCTCCTTGCTCATGTAGACAAGACTGTATTCCGTACCATTGACGAAGAAGCTGTACTCACGGCAGTTCCGTGCATACGCTTGCTGATCGGCCGTCATCTCATGGACTGCGGCGACGATCTGCTTCTCGTCCATCATGATCGACCCGTGCCGCCGCGCGATGCCGCGCACTGGGTCAGAAACCATGTTCACCTGCTCGTAGTGCTGGCCGGGATGGCGGTCCTGCGGGACTTGCTCTGATACGCCCCGGTTGACCGCCGCATAGCTTGATACGACCTTCGCCATGCGTTAGCGCGTGAACCGTGGGTACGAGGGGCGCAGGTACCGCGACATCGGCTGGAGCTGGTTGAGCTTCGCAGCGACGGAGCTACCTTGAAGCAGGTTGCCCTTCACGTTGCGGATGTGCTCTGCACGCAGCGTCGAGTACGCTTGCTGGTACGCGCCGCCGAGCTTGTTGTACTTCTGCGCATCGCCGTCGAAGTCATTCTGGAAGTCGAGCGTGGTGCGCGCACTGATGACGTGCTGTGCGAGCATCGGCAACTGGTCCAGCGGAAGTTCACGTACGACCTCGACCGCAACAGGTGCGTCGAATTCGAAGGTGCTCTCCGCGCGATTCCACAGTCGCCGGCCGCGCTGCACCCATGCGTTCGTCACCGCATCGTTCGGGTTGACGTTGATGCAGTCGTTCGGCAGGTAGATAAATTTGGTGTTCGGGTCAGGTGCAATCGACAGGTAGTCGGTGTTGAACCACCAGCCCTTAGCCTGCTCTTGGGTCAGGCACGTCTTCAGCTTTAGTTGAGCCGCAGCCACATACGGGTGGTCTGCGTCGATGGCATTCAATGGCGTTTCCCCCATCGAAGCCAGACACGAGTTGATGATGTCCAACTCGGTGAGAAAGGCCATTGAATCCTCCAGATGCGAAAAAACCCCGACACACCTTGTGGGCATGGCGGGGTTTCTTGTGAGGGCTGGTTAGCCCGCGAACTTCTTGATAAGGCCAGCGAACGCCGGGTTGTTCGGCGTAACACCGAACGACAGGTACGCGTCGATGAACCACGCCTTCAGGCGCTGATCCCAGAACACGTCGGTCGTCAGCGGGATCGTTTCACCCGCGAGCAGCGCGCGCGGCGAGAATGCCACGGCTACCGTGTTCGAGAAGTCGCCGTCGTACGCGTTGCCGTTACCCGTGTTCGACAGGTAGTGGCCCGTGATGTTGGCGGCAGGCAGGTTGTTGCTGCGCCAGATCGGTACACCGTACGCCTCGATTTCCTTCGACTTGATCGTGGTGCCGTCCGACGTGATGTACGTGCGGTCCACGAGGCGGTCGTTCTTCAGGAGCGTGTAGTACACCCACGGCTGAGCAACGACCACGAGGCCGTCGTTCTGCGGGTCCACGTCCTTCGTCTCCATGTCGGAGAAGAGCTGACCGAACATGTCTTCCAGCGCTGCCGGGTCCTTCTCTTGGTTCGCAGCGGTGAAGCTCTTCTGCGTGCCCGGTTGCCAGCCAGCCGGATAGCCGGTCATGTCCGTGATGCCCGCTGCCTTGATCGCTTGGATCAGCATGGCTTGGTCGTAGAACTTGGCAATCTTCTTGCCGTGTTCCATACCGACTTCCTTCTTCGCGTCGTACGAGTTCTGGAAGTCGTCGATCATCGGCGTGATGTTCCGCGCGATCACCACGGTATCGACGGTCAGCTTGACCTTCGACGCTTGGTTCACGCTGCCATCCGGCTCCGTGCCCGGTACGAGCTTCGAGAGCGTCGATTCACCGACTTGGAAGCCGCTGATCGTGGACGTGCCCTTGACGGGGCGAACCGGGACGAAGCCATTCACGACCGACTTACGCTGGATCGTGCCTTCGACGATGCCGGTGTACTGCTCGATGTGCAACGCCATCGGGTTCGTTGCAGCAGGCGCCGACCCGATTTGGTTGTTATTGCCCGTTTGCAGATTTGCGCCGGGGCGATTGACGTTGGTAACGCTAAGACCCACTAAGGGACTCCTTCAAAAGCGCGTGTCAATTCTTGCCACGCTTAGGCTCAATAGGATTGACACGAGGTTCTGTGTCACATAGTCAACCGTTAGGCCGGGAAGCCAGAAAGCAAAAGGGCCAGCCCGGTTTCCCGAAGCTGGCCCTGTGCGGAGCTGGAGCGGTGTTAGCCGCGATACGCCATGCGGCGCTGATTCAGTTGCTGGTACTCGCGCGAGGACTCCATGCGGTTGCCCATGCGCTGGTGCAGCTTGTCGACTTCCTTGGCGTAGTCGGACGGACTGAGCGGCCCGTACGCCGTCGATGCGGCCGACGCGCTCGCGTTCTGCGACACTGCGTTCGTCGTCGGAGCGTGACTCACATTCGACTGGCCGCGATACAGACGCACGAGATGCGCAGCCATCGCCTCAGCGACGACGCCACCTTGCGCGAGCGCTGCGTTGACCTGTTCCTTCTCCGCGTCTTCCGCGTTGTCACGCGCGAATTCGAGCACCGCGTTCCATTCGTCGGCATTGCCGTCCGCTGCCGTGACGCAGATGTTCTGCACGGCCTCGCGATGCGCTACCTGTTCCTTCGTGAAGTCGGCGTGCGCCTTCTCCGCGATGGCGAGGTACGCTTCCGCACCCTGTACACCCTTCTCCGCGAACAGCGCGCGGATCGGTGCGAAGTTACCGTTGACCGCTTCGGCCATCGCCGGGTGATTCGAGGCGACACCGTTGCGTCCGAGGAAGCCGAGCACCAGATCGAGGTTCGCGTCGCCCGTCTCGTTGTACGTCACCTGCGGGCCGAACGTGCCCTGCTCCGGCGTCGTTGCTGCCGTCGTGGCGGCAGTGGTAGCGGCAGTAGTTGCAGCCGCTTGCGTCGGCTGCTGTACGGAAGTCGCAGCGGCGACGGCGGCAGGCGTTGCTTGTACGGCTGTGGTTGCTGCCGTTGTGGCGGTCTGTACTTCCGTCGTGGTTGCTGCGGTCGTATCGGGCATGTATTACGTTCCTTGTTGGTTGACTGCCGCCTGTGCTACCGGGCGGGCTACCTGCTGCGCGAGCGCTGCTTGTTGCTCCCGAGCGTCGTCGGCCTGCTGCTCCTGCTGCGTCTTGACATAGCGCGTCGAGTCGATACCCCGTGCGCTGAAGATGTCCGTGCTGATGTTGTCCATCTTCAACACCCTGATCATTGCGGGCGGCAGGGTCGACACTCCGGCTAGGTCCTGAAGGCACAGCTTCATGTTCTCCAGATCACCATTGCGTGACAGTGCGTCGAGGCCGGTGATGATCGTGGGTTCGATGCCGGTACCATTGAGGTTCACACCGGACATCTTCACGAGCCAGAATGCGAGCGGAAGCTGGAAGTCGATGGCGAGGCGCGAGTACGTGCCGCCGAGTGACGTTTCCAGATCGTTCGCAACGAGGCGTACTTCTTCGGCCGTCACACGTTCTGCGTCGCGGATCACGGAGCCGGTCAGGACGAACACCTGCCCGATCCGGTTCACGTACTTCGTGTTGATGTTGTCGACGATCTGAAGCGCTTGCCCCACGCCGGCCGCTGCTGCGGATAGCGGGATGACATCGTTCTGCACGCCGGGGAGTGCCGCGCCGTTGCCGCTCGACTGCAAGTCCTCCGGCTTCGTCATGCCGGCCGGGTTCACCAGCCAACGGAACTCGGACGCAAGGACTGCGGCCTGTACCTCAGCTTCACTCAGGATCGAGAGCGCGGCGAAGTCGCCAGTGCACTGCTCGACGAGGCCCGTGCCGTAGTCGTTCTCGTCGCCCAGTTCCCACGTCAGCGGGCGGTAAGGGCATTCGCGCTCCGTGTACGCACCACGGAACTTGTCATCAGCCAGCTCCCACTCGTCGACGTGCTGCGTCAGCACGTACTTCTGCTGCTCGCTGTTCCACGTCAGGCGCGTGAAGTGGTCGACCTTGGGCACCGTCTCCGGCGAATTCGGATCGATGTTATTGAATCGGTCGGTGAGCTTTTGCAGGAACGCCTGTGCTGACGGGTCCAGCTCGTCGAACAGCACGCACTCCTTCACGATCAGATCGATCCACTTGCCTTCCATGTTCCGCTTGACGACGTACTTCTTCAGGCCGAGAACGCGGAGCGGGTCCGTCTTCTTCGCACCCAGCTTCAGCAGGACGTTGCCTGTGACGATTAGGTGCTTCACTGCTTCGTAGAGCTTGGGGCGTGAGCCAAGGCTGTCCAGCAGCTTCACAGCCGCCTTCTCGCCCACGGCCAGCTTGTTCTCCAGATCGGACTGCGTAATGCCACCTTGCGACAGCAAACGCTGTAGCAGGTCGCTTGGCAGATCGAGACGGAAGAACGGCCGGCTGGGCGCGAACAGCGCGAGCACGAGCTTATTGGCGAGGTTATTGACTGCCTGTGCGCCTACCGACTGGTAGTCGTGCTGAAGCTCTGTGTTGTTCTCGTTGTAGCCGGGCGGGGTGCAGATTTGCGGTAACGTGAACCCCGCGTACTTTTCGCAACGGGTAAGCAAAGCACGGCGCTTGCCGTCCAATGCTCCCCATGCAGATTGAACGGTGCGCATGCTTCGTGTTGTTACAGGCGGATACCAACCCCGCCGCTACTTCCGCCGATGCTCGATGCGCCGCCTTGGTACTTCCGGCGCGGATCGCTGGAGTCGCTACCTGCGCTCGTCAAGTCGACGTTCACCGTCTCAGGCGTGCTTTGCTGCGAGGCCGCTGCCTGCTGCGCCGCGACGTTCTGGTTGATCGCCGCTTGCTGCGCTTGGGCGGTTGCCTGCGCTTGCTGGTTCACCTGTGCGGCCTGCGCTTGACTGGCCTGCTGTACTGCCGCCGCCTGCGCATCGGCTGCTGCCTTCGTGGCTGCTGCCTGCTGATTCGCTGCATCTTCGATGGCCGCTGCCTGTTTGTTGAAGCCGAACGTATCGCCCAGCGTGTCTTGAATGAGCTTCTGCCCACCCAGCGCCTTGATCGGGTCGAAGATGTTGCTGATACCACTACCCATCTAAATCTCCTTGTAGAGAACCGTTGCTTCGGCGCGGAAACCGTGCCGCATGTACACTGACGCGAGCCGTTCGTCGGAATGGTTTAGGGCTGTGCCCACCGCGATTCCGGCGCATCCTGTAACGCGGGCGATGTCTTCCATCGCGCGAATCACACGTCTGAAGCTCTGGCCGGTCGATTCGACCTTAAGGAGGAACTGTTCGTCGAACAGGCGTACACCCTCACGGGCGTACCACGGAGTCGAGATGCAGAAGCCGACGAGGTAGCCGGCCACTAGGAACATCTCGAACGCTCCGCTGAACGCTGCTTCCATAGCGCGGTCAACATCCACCATGCCGCGCCATGCCTTGTCGCCCGTGAAGAGATAAGCGCCTGCGGCGCGCATCCCAGCCTTCACGGTGTCAAGCGTTTCTGGCGTCCAGTCCTTTCGCCACAGGAGGTCACTCGCCAATCGTGAATCCATCACGGATCAGCTTCAGCAGACTCTGCTGGGCCAGCGCTGCGGCAGCTTCCAGTGGTGTCGTTGCCGACGTGACCACGGGAACCATCGCCCGCTTCTCCAGCGCAAGGTACTGGTCCTTCGTGAGGCGGATTACCTCCGTTACCTTCTCCGGCACTGCGGTCTCCTGTTGTTGCGTCACATAGTCAACCGTAAGCTTCTGCGCTAATGGTCGTCTATGTGACAAGCTAAGTCGCGCCTCACGCAAAGAAGTACGGAGACGAGAGCACTTCTCGAATGTCGAGCGAACCCACTTCGGGGACCTCAGGCAAACCGTCATAGTGAGCACGGAACCAAGCGAGCGGATTATTCTGTTCATACATCCTCACAAATACTTCCCGGATAATCATGAAGAGCTTCTGAGCGTCAGCCGCATGCGTCCCGTAGTCATCGTGGATCATGGCTAATGCGTCGATACCCTGTCGATCACATTCACATACGACGAGAGCAAGGTGAGCTGCATCCATGCTATGTACGAAATTAGGACTTATCCCGTTCTTGTGTCCCTTGACGTTGGGATCATCGCCCGTCATACCAACCCGCAGACGTACCCCGCCCAATAGCAGAGAGCGAACAGTGACTACTTCAACGGAGTTGTAGACTTGCATAACTGGGAAGCTGCTTGGTGTCGTCCAACGAATCTGTGACTCGCCTGCTTTTATAATGGTGCTTGCGCACTTCTGGAGCCACTCCATTGCGAGTCGCGCTGCGACGACAACTTCGCCTATCGCTTCCCATACGAGATACGACAGGAAGTTCGCTGCACCTGTGTACTCGTTGCGTGAGAACTCCGGGGCTGCGCCGATCTTCAGGTAGTCGCCTACGATGAACTCAGCGCACGAGTACCGCGTCGATCCATACGGCAACGTCATGACGCTGCGCTTCACCAGCTTGCGGTTGATGCCGTGCTTAATCCATTTACTCGCGTACCCTGAATCGCGCTCGGTGAGCTGATCCATTTTTAGGGCCGTGAGTTTAGCCTGCACGACGCTGGCTACTTGCTGGTAAATGTCATTAGGTCGATCAGCGGGAGTGAGGTTAGTTGCCCGTCCACCCACAGAATCTCTAAGCATTGCCGAGAAATGCTGTAGGCCATTGCATGAACCGTCAAGCCCGACCGGGATTCGAGATACGAAATTAGCTGGGCTTGCTCGCCACTGAGCGTACTCCTTACACCATGCCAGAAACTGAAGGGGCGAATCTGCTTCGTCCCATCCGGAGTGACTAAGGGGATCATGTGCCCATGCTCGTATTGCTTCGTCGTTGTCATCTACCCATTGCAGCCGTTCTTCGAACGACACCTTGTCTACGCCGAAGCGATTTGCTCCGTTGATCTTGAACCACTTCACCGCGTCCTCTGTGTCCAGCGGCTTACCGTCCGCGAAGCGCAGCAGACACTTCTGCAGGTCGCTACCTTGTGGACTGATACCCGTTGTGACCGCATACAGACGGCCTCGAAAGTCCGCTTGATAAAGGAAGTGGATAACCGGCTCATCCTTAAACTTGTCCGCGATGCGTGTTGCCGTATAAAACCGGTCGGACCTCTCACGCCGCAGCTTACGCTCTGTGTACCACTCAGCCATCTGCCGCTTCCACTGCTTGAACTCGGCCTGCCGCTCTGGCGTCATTGCAGACTTGTCCACGTCATCCACTAACCACTCAGGCTTATTTGGTTTCGGGATGTCTGCCTGTTGTACGATCTCGTCGGTGTCGCGGCGGCGTGATAAGTCCCGCACCGTATTCAGCATGTCGATGTTCACCTGCCACCGTACAGCCTGTAATCTGTTGATCGCCCGCATGACCGTGCTGAGGTCCGCTTGGAAATACAGGTCGAGCAGCCTACGTCGATTCGCGCGCGGGACATTGATGCAATGCGGGAGCAACCGTCGCATCTGTTCTGTGTGATAGCCGCCCCGGTTGAACCGGGTCCAGTCGTGAGGCTGCTCGATACACGGTAGGTGGTACGGCAACGTCACTTCTACGACATCCTTGATGTTCTCCACGACGCTGCGAGCCTGATCAGACAGGGCCATCTCAAACCGCTCAGAAACGCCGCCAAGCCGTCGCTGAGTAATACGGGCCACCTCTACCATTCCAAGAACCCGCAAGCCCTCTATGAGCCACAAACCGACCTTCTCGCGCTCTGACGGCCCCCAGTCGGGTAGCTTTATCTCGCGACTATTCGCCGTGTCTCGGATCACCCGGTATTTGTACCTAGCGTCCTTCGAGTTCCTACGGTCGATGTCGTTGACGATTTCCCAGTACAGTTCCGGCGACATGTGCTCCACCTGCGCGAGCACTAGTTCCCGGTAAATCTCTGTGCCGAGTGATCTAGCTACGGCCCTTGCATCGTCTCCTACGGTGTACCGCAGCGCACAGATGAGCACATGACGGACGGAGAGGAAAGCGACGCTGGCCGGGTCCAGTGGCTTCAGCAGCGCGACATGCGCGTGGTACTTACCGGCCTTGGGCGTTGTAATCTCTGCCTCTATCCGGTCACGCAGCGGGAACAGCCAGCGACGATAGAGCGCTTGGGCGTACGGGTTCTGGTCCGCGTGCCCATCTCGCTCTCTCTTCTCCATTCCACGCAGCGCGCGATTCCTGCCTGCTTCGAACAGTTCCCTCTCCAGACGATGCTGGCGGGGTTCAACAGGACCTACGAACTCGTACGCCTGTGCCGTCAATTATTCGAAGTCGGCGGTGATCTTGTCGTGGCGGATGCCCTTGAAGCGCGGCTCGCGCAGGGAACCCGTGTTCGTGAGTCCGAGGCACTGAACCTCGACAATTGCACCGATGATGGTCTGCGGCGCGGCGAACCAGTAGTTGCGCTCTTCGTCCGTCATGCCGCTAACTTTGACGTGGCCCTTCGGACCTTGGCACACGAGCGCGCCAAGCGTGCCCTTGTACTTGCCCTTGCCTTCCTCCACGTCGACCACACGAAGGTCGTAGGACTCCGCAGCCTTGACCTTGATGATCTCGCCATCGGTCCCGCTGCCGGCCGTCCACGTTCCGAGCGGATTACGCAGAATGCCGCCGTCGTATCCACCTTCTTCTACGAGCTTCGTAGCGAACTCCGTGGGAAGGCCATAGCTACCCGGCGTGTACGTCTCCGCGAGCCAGATCGTGTCAGTTTGGTGGAAGCCGCGCAGCTTGTTCATCAGCGCCGTGTAGCGATGCTCGAACGTCAGCTCGCTTGCGCCCTTATCGAACTCGGTCATGGGCAGCATGTCGAATGCCACGAACTTCAGGAGCGTAACTGGATCGTGCTTGCGGAACTCGCCGCTGATGCGTGCGAACTCCGTGTTAGGTCGCCACACTTCGCCCAGCAGCACGAGTCCCATGCCGCGCAGGAAGTAGTCGTTGAACTTCATGCGGGCCGACTTGATGATGTGGTCGCATGACTTCACGACTTCACCGGTACGGGAGAGCAGCACGTCGCCCAGTCCGTTAGGCGTCAACTTCAGGACGCCGTTGCAGCCGTCGTACTTGCGCTGGAAGTAATGCGTTGTTGCGAGGTCGTCAACCGACTCCGCGCCGAGTTCCTTACGGACTGCTACCTTTACGGCAGCGAACTCGACAGCCTTGTGCACGATGTACTGGCTCATTAAACTCCGGTTACGAAGGGGACCGACAGACGGGCGAAGGAGTCAAGGAACTCGATGGACCCACTGTTATTCACGGGCAACATCGATTCGAGTGCAACGAAGGCGGGCCGAATACCGTTCGTCAGCTTCTCTGCGAGGTCTTCACTCACGTGCTGATTCACTCGTGTGACACCCGGTCGGCTCACGACGAACAGTCGGTCGAGTTTCTTGACCTCGTACTCGAAGCGACAGTCAGTCACGAGCACGAAGCCGGGGAATGACCGCCATTGCATGAGCGCGGTGTCAACCCACAGCCCTTGACGTACCCGTTGTCCGCCTTCGGTACCGAGCACTTGCATGAACTCACGCGGGCTGATCTCGATACAGCGCCGAGTCTCGCCGTCATAGCTATCGTGGTAGCAGAACTTCTCGCACGCTTCGACCGTGAACGCGTACAGTGCGACGCGGACCTCGTCTACCATGCGCTCCGCAAGTACGTCCTCGATTGCCTGATACAAAGAGTCGCAGAACTCCACGTAGAACATCACGCGGCGTTGCTCTTTCATCGTCCTGTCGTACGGCTCAAGACCCATCGATTGACTGATCTTGCGGATGGGGTCTGCGAAGCTTTCGATCCGTACTTCTCGTCCTGCCGACACGAGCACCTTCTGCAACGAGAGGGCGAACGTGTCCTTGCCTGCACCGGCTAAGCCGGTGATGCCTATGATTCGTGCCATACGTCCTTAGTTTATGAGCAGGTTGCTACGCGCTTCTTTGCCGTTGACCATAGACCGACCGCGTGACCAGCCACCGCACGAATTGCACAGGTAGCGCGCGTAGCGGCCGACTTGCGTATGGCGGTGCCCCTTCTGGATCACGTCGTCTGACCCGCACTTGGGGCACGCCGGCCGCTCAGGGTCGGTGTACGCGGCGACGTTGGGATGGCCTTCGATCCACGGGCGCAGCTTCAGGTACAGCTCTTCGAGCGACACCGTGTCTTGGATGTTGTACTTCTTCATCTCGGCCCACGCTGCCCGGTTGCCAGCCAGGCATTCCTTCCACAGTTCGAAGCCGGGGAACTTGACGTGCTCCAGCTTCTTCTCAGTACAAAGGTTGTCGGTCAGGTATAGCAGTCGGTTGCTCGTGAAGGCGAAGTGCTTGCGCGCTTCGAGCATCGTGTCGACGATCACGTACGGTGACGGCGGCGGCATACCATTGAGGATGAAGCGCGCGTTGATCTTGCGCATGTCGAACTTCTTGCCGTTGTGCGCGACCACGATGTCAGCCTCGTCCAGCAGTGACCACAGGTCCCGCATGAGGTCAGCGTCGTTCTCCATGTCGTCGGCCTTGGACTGGTCCCGATACATGACACGCTTCGCTCCGAGCCACTTAGCCGAGTACGACAGGATGTACCAGTCGTGCTCGATCTGGTTCAGCCCGACGTTCTCCTTCCACGTACGCCAGACATTCGCGAGGATCGGTGCCGTCTCGATGTCTGCAATCAGGATGCGTGGCTTACTGTTCATTCGCTTGGCGGGCTTCCTTATTGGCTTTGCGTCGCGCCTGACGCGCACGCTTGTTACGAAGCTCGCGCTTCTCTGCTTCGGTCTTGTGGGTTGGGTAGTACGTACCGGATGGGTATGTGCGATGGAAGTCGATGTAATCGGCGCAGCCCCGCAGGAACTCCACCGGATCGATACCGTTGCCTACGCGTCCCGCCCAGTTCTCCACCTTGCCGAGGCAGGCATTAACCCATCGCGGCAGCACTGCTCGCACCATGCCGCTCTTATGGCAGTGGTCCACTACTACGTCCTCGCCCATGTCACGCTTCGTGATCGGGCAGACGTTCCCCTGTTTGCGCGCCATGCTCAAGCGCGTGGGCTTTAGCTGTGATGCAGTTAATCTCTTCACGCTTCTCCCTGACCCGACGTGCGAGCCGTTCAACTGCGTCCATGATTTCCGGCGTGCCGGGTACGATGCGAAGGAAGTCCGCGAGCGGCGCGCGGTCGCTGGTGCGAAGCCACAGCAGCGCGGCCTGCTCCACGAACGCGTCAGTCCACGCTTCGGCGTAGTGGCCGGCGTAGCCTTCGGCAACGACCTCGAACGCTTCCTGATTGCATGTCGTACCCTTCAGCACCGTCTCTGCGCCCTTCTCCCCGATGCGCTTGCCGAAGTACAGAGGCAGGCCGGGGATGTTGTCGGCGGTGTCTCCTTGCAGCATCTGCAACCAGAACCACTTGTGCCCGTAGACGAGGCCGTTGTACGGGCCTATGACCTCGTAGCTGCCCTTCGGCACCGGGGTAAGGGTGTAGTCCTTCCAGTCGATGTGCAGACCCGCCAGCATCCGCATGTCCTTGTCGCTCGACGCGATAGCGACATCGCGTACTGGATCAGGCGAGCGGTACGAGGCACGCGCGAAGCCGTCATCAGCCTCGCGGTCGGTGTAGCGGTCGACCACGAAACCGGTGTGCAGATTTGGGTCGTGAGTTTCGAGGAACACACGCAGGGCTTCCCAGTTAGCCGGCTTGCGTCCGCTCTGCCGGTTGCCTTGGTACGGCTTCGCAGTGGCGATCAGGAACCGCTCGCCCTTGCTGCCGCCCTGCATGGTGAGTTGCACGCGGGCCTTAGCCGCCCCGCTGAAGTCGCGCAGGTTATTGACGCGATCAATTACATTCCGTCGAGCGATGCCTACTGGCGTCTCGTCGTTACCGGAGCAGTAGTAAGCGAGCACGTCGCCGTCGATGTAGACGACGCGCTCTTCCACCACATCCGGTAAGACGGTTGTTGCCACGGGCCGCGCGACGGCGACGGCATTAGCTGCCGCCTCCAGCCATGCGGGTTTCAATCAGTCCGGGATTTCATCGTCAGGCATGTCGGCCAGCGGATCGCTTTCGTCAGCGGCCGGTGCCGGTGCAGCCTTCGGCTTCTTCGTGGACTTCGGCTTCTCTGCCGGTTGCTCGTCTTCGGAAGCGGCCTTCTCCTTCTTGGCCTTCTTCTCTGCCTGCTTGGCCTTGACGGCTTCCTTCGGGTCGTCGTCCTCGTCGTCCGACTCCAGCACTTCACCTTCCAGCAGCTCGTGCATCGGGGAACCTTCCCAGTTCACCGCAGCGCGGATCGCGTTCTGGATGACGTTCTTCGACTTCGCCGGAGCAACGACCTTGCCCTTGTCGTCCTTGCGCTCTTCGTACTCACCGTCGATGAACAGGCTCGCCCACATCTCCTTCGACGGCATGTCCCAGATGAACAGGCGCAGCTCGCTCAGCGGGTCGGCCACCTTCACCTTGCGCGTGGTCGTCTCCTGCGATTCCTCGTCGTACACTTCGATCATCGGTGCGCCGATGGTGTACCCGTTGTCGCCCTTGAACGTCGCACGCACACCTTCGCTACCGTCCGTCCGCGTGAACTTGTCGTGGAAGATTTGCCCACGGAACGCACCGCCGAGCAGTTGCGCGAAGTGCGTTGCCTTGCCTTCGTAGTTCATCGCCTTGAACAGTTTGACGATGTTGCCCTTCTCGTTGTCGGTCAGCGTCTCCGTGACCACCATGCGCAGCGGCAGCTTGTCGCCGTTGTCCGTCACCTTCGGCTCGTAGCCCTTGCCGGAAAGTTCGAATACCAGTTGCACCTTCTCGCGAACGCGCTCCTGTCCCTTCCACGTGGACTTCTGCTTGCCGAGTTCGATGTAGCCGATCAGCCGCAGGTTAGCCTTACCTTCGGGCGGTGGCGTGTACTCACCGCCGCCACCCTTCACGGTCTTCGTGAAGTCGCGGCCCTTAGCCGCTGCTGCCGCTGCTGCCGCTGCTACGTCGAATTTGTTTGCCATTAGCGTCCTTGCTTGAAAATGAGATAGATTGCTGCGAGGGCTTGGAGGCCCATGCATGCGAACAGGGTGTCGATCAATGGACCCATGATGGGTTGTGACATCCGATGAAGCGATTGCGAAGCCACGGGCGCAGCTTCTCGACAGCAGCCGGGAACACCTTGCTCGTGATCTTGTTCTCGTCCATCATCGACGAACCCCACACGGTGTCGGACGGCACACCGATGGGCAGCTCCCAGTCGAAGAACCATTCCATGAACGTGCTGGCTTCCTCCATGCAGACGTGCAGCAAGGCAGCAGCCTTCGCAGCAACGCTCTTATGGAAGTCGCCGTACTCAGCGTCGTGGACCTGATTGACGAGCAATGCCTTGCCGTCGAAGTTCTTGAAGTGATAGAAGGCGCGCACTGACAACCACATCGCGGCCTTCGCCCACTCGCCACCTTCACCCTGCACCACGTAGTTCTTGATTTCCGTGGGACTGAACGAGGTCAGCGTGCCTTTCTCTGCGAGGTACTTGGGCGAAGGGGATTCCCAATAGCAATAGCGCTTGCCATCTGGCGTCGTGCTATAAGACTTGCCCAACTGCACCATGAGTCCGCGCACTTCGGGATGCTCGACAGTTCGCGAAGTCGGCTTGCGTCCTCGTCGAATCGTTTTTGTGAGGTCTTCATAGAACGGCTCGATCTCCGGGTAGCGCTGGTTCTCCGCGTCCACGAATGCCTGCACTTCCTCTTCCGTCATGCCTGTGCTGGCTGCAATCTTCTTGATGCCGGCACCGTACGCGCGCTGGAACGAGAAGGGCTTCGCCTGTTCTGTTCGCCGGTAATCCCACACCGGATCGATAGGGTCGACCTTGCACAGTTTGAAGACTTCCTCGTACGGCATCTTGTACTTGATCGACAGCCGCATGCAGTGCAGGTCCATGCCCGCAGCGAGGTCCGCGACCAGTTGCGTCGATCCCGTGAGGATTGCTTGGATGTAGATTTCCAGCGACGAGAAGTCCGACTGGCACACCAGCCCGTCTTCTCCGAAGCGCGACTGGAACAGCGACTTGACCTTCGACTTCTTGCCCTTGCTAAGATTCTGCAAGTTCGGGTTAGAAGACGACAGCCGCGCTGTAACTGTGCTCGTCATGTTGAGCATGTGATGAATGATGCTGTCCACCTGCACCATCGTCAGCATTCCCTTCGACTCGCCCTTGTCGTCGGTGACGATGAAGTACGTACCGAGGTCCTTGGTCATTGACTGGACTTCGGATAACGTCTTCAGGAACGGGATGTCGCGGTTGCCCAGCTCTTCGATTACCGCAGCCGCAGTGCTGTACACACCGGGCGTGCTCGACGCCCATGCAGGCTCAGGCTTGGTGAAGCCGTCGAAGCGATACGGCAGCTTCTCGATTCGGGTCTTAGGGCCGCGCTCGATGTCGGGGACCTTGACCTTCTTCGTCTTCATCTCGCCCTTGTTCTTGCCACCAGCGAAACGCGCGACTACGTACCCGCCCTGCTCTACGTCATTGAACGACCGCACTTCGCCGTCTTCACAGACGTAGTGCGTCTCGTCCTTCTGGTAGTACGTCGGCTCGCCGTCCTCGCCCTTCACGACCACACGTGCGTCGTACTGCACTTCACCGCCGAAGATCAGCGCGGACTTCTGTGCGCCGCTGTTCCAGTTGAACTCGAACGGAAGGTCATCAGGCAGGTAGGCGCGCAGTTGCTCGACAGCCAGCTTCAGCTTCGCGTCAAGTTCCGCAGCCAGCTTCAGGCCCAGTTCCTTGTTCACGAACATACCATTGCGTTCGGCCTCGACGGTGAACACCAGCGCGCCCATGTTGAGCAGGATGCTGCGGAGCTGCCCGCGCTCGCGCGCCTTGGCGAACTGACCACGGAATACGATCTCCGTGTTACCGATGTCGCCGTGCTCCCACTTGCCGTCTATCTCGTAGCCGACGAGGTAGCGCATCAGGAGGTCTTCGGGAATGTCGATGGTGTCGATGCCTGCGGCCCACATCGCCTTCACTTCGTCGAGCTTGACGTTACCGCCGTACATCGGGGCCATCTCGTCCATCGACAGCATGTGGCTCGACTGTTCCATGCCGGCCAGCAGGTACTCCGCGAGCTGGATGTCCCACACGTACCCACCGGCCGCGATCCATTCCATCCACGCAGCGAGGTTCGCTTCGCAGTTCGAGTTCGGATTCGCCAGCGCGTACAGCAAGTCGAACTTGATGTTCTGCCCGACCAGCATTTTCGTTCCCTTCAGCAGGTTCGTGAACCACGCATCGGGGATTCCCTTCTCTTTCGTGTTGCCGTAGTAGCTACCCTTCGGCGTGCCCAGCGAGTCGACCTTCAGGTTGCCCCGCGAGAAGCCGTGACACACGATGTAATTCTCAGCACTGAACGCATTAGCCTTGCGCTTGAACTCCGTTTTGGTGCTCGTCTCCGTATCCCATACGGTGTAATTCACGTACAGATTTCGACTCGGAAAACGTCATCGATCGACACGCGAACATCGTCGAGCTGGATGTCGCGGAACTCGACCACATACTCGTCATTACCCCATCTACCTGAGGCGTCCCTAAGCTCCTTCACGTCCTTGTGAACTTCGACGCTGAAGTCTTTCTTGTGGAATGCGATGTTCAACACTGCCCTCCGAACTTGTTGTGCAGGAACCGATACACTTCGATCTGCTCTGCCTCGTCCAGATAAATGATGTCGTCCGGTCGGTCCTTGTACGCATCCTCCGGGTTCTTCTGTATCAGCGATACGGTATCCTTACCGTTATCGTGCACGGTGAGTGTCCGGTTAATCTCCTTGGTGTAGCTCATTCCTCGAACCTCAATTTAAGCGCGAGGTACAGCGCACGCTGGGATGCCTTATCGAGGACAATGCAATCGTCGTCCTCTTCGTCCGCGGATGCGTCGCGCGGCTGATTGATCACTAGTCGCTCTGCGTCCCCAATCTTTCGGGAAGTGACGGTGGTTTGCGCAGGCTTAGTGAATGCTTCGCTGACGATCTCGATAAGCAGGGTGTCGTTCATTCTTCCTCCGGGTCCAGAATCAGTGCGCGCGGTCCGTCGAACACGACTTCCTTGCGCGGGTCTTGCGGGCCACCATCCCGACGCTTCTTGTTCTTCGGGAGACTGACCCAGCGGGAGCCTTGCAGCATCTCATCCTTACTGCGGCCTAGCATGTAGATGAAGTCCGCAGCACCCGGCTTGCCGGTGCGGCTGTTCGCCAGCATCGCCATCGTCGGGAACGTCTCGCCCTCTGCGTCGCCGTTAAGCTGCGTCGTGGCGAGCACCACGCAGTCGTACTTCACGGCCCAGATACGAGCACGCTGGTACATGGCTTCGAGCAGTTGATCGGTACGGGTCCCGCCGTTGTTCGCAAGGCTATCCATGCGCACGTTGTCGAGCATGTCGATGACGACGATGGCCGGGTCCATCTCCTTGACGATGTCCTCCAGCTCCGACATGGAGTAGTCGTGCACGTCGAACACGTGGATCAGGTCCCGACCACCCAGCGCTTTCAGGTACTCGTCATAGATGATGCCGGCCTGCTTCAGCTCGATAAGCTTCGTCGTGGTCCGCTTCAGCGCCGCATTGAACATGCGTTGCTTCAGCCGCTTGCCGGGGCCTTCGTTGTTGAGCACGATGATGGTGCGGTCCTGACCGGGATAGATCAGGTCCACCTGCGGCGCGAAGAACGTGAGTTCGCTGGCGAGCACGGATGTCTTGCCGCTGTCGACGCGCGCGCCGATGATGCCGAAGTCGCCACCGCGCAGCGGGCGCATCGAACGGTTCAGTGCGTCAAGTCGCCAGTGGAAGCCGGTATCGTTCTCTTCCTCGTCGAGGATGTCTTCGATACGATCCTTGACCTTAGGGTGCTGCTTGCGTCGCAGGAACCACTCTTCGTGTGAGTCCGCGATCTGTCGCAGTGCTGCCGTCAGGTCTGTCTCGCCGTCTTCGAATCCTTGCAGCGCGGCTTGCAGCTTCGAGGCCGTGGTGACCTCAACGAGCCGGGACAGAATGCCATCCTCCGTTCCCGGTTCGGCCTCCTTCCCGATCTCGCGAATGGCCGCACCGTACGTCGACAATTTTTCAGCCGTGAGTTTCGGGTGCTGCAAGGCGAAGAATGTTTTGAATGGGCCGGGTTCGATTACCTTCGCGCCGGGGTTGCTCGCGAAGTACGCACCCATGTCCTTCAGAATCGCCTTAGTCTTCTCGTCGACCCCATTCTCTGGGACCGCCTTATGCAATCGCTCGTAGCGCTCCCGGAACTTCAGGATGCGCAGGAGCGTTGTGTCCAAGGACAAGTTCTATTTGCCTCCGTGAAAGTAACTTCGGGTCCTTGTCGGACTTAATGACTCGGTTAGGAACACCGCAGACCGACAGCGACTTGACGATCTTGCCGGCAGCACGCCGGCCCGCGCCGTCTGGATCGAGCCAAATGGCAATGGGTCTGCGCTCCTTCAGCAACATCGACAGCACACCATCCGTCAGCTTCGTGCCGAGGATCGACCACGCTTCGGTTACGTCGCCCACGCGGAACGCGCTGAGGATGTCTTCGGTCAAGACGATCTCAGGCCCTTCGCCGTACTTGGCGACGAGGTATTCCTTCGTGGCTTCCGGGTTCTTGTACTTGGGGCGTGTGGACTGGCGGGTCCACAGCGGGTCGCGAGCCTGCCAGTACACAATCTCACCGCCGTTAATTACGGGCAGCACGACGCGGCCGGATGGCTCGTGGAAGTACGCACCCAAGCGGGCGATCTCAGGCTTGCCGATGGACGCTTTGTAAAGCCACAGCGCAGCCTTCACAGGCCACGTGGCTACATCGGTATTAACCGGCAATGGCGGGGCCGCTGTGCAGGCTATACGCGCGTCCTGTGCGGCCTCGTGCTCGCGGCGTGCGAGCCATTCCTTCAGGGTTTCCTGCGGCTTGTCTACGATGCCGGGTTCACCGCAGCGGTGACAGTACGCGTACCAGCGTCGCTCTTCGTTAGAGACGACCAGCGTCCTGCCGCCGCCGCAGTCATGATCGACACGTCGCTTCTGGCCGTCAGGCGTCGCCTGTGCTTGTTTCAGCCAGCTTGCGGGGTCGAGCAGTGACGATCTCCTTCGTGATGGAGCCGGTGTAGCGCTCCATGATGTGGACGATTCCCATCCGACTCAGCAGCTTTGCGTCCCGGCGTGCTGCCTTGAACGTGGGATAGCCCTTGCGCTTCCCGGCCGGCTGGCCGTTGACGAGCAGATGGTACGGGCGGCTCACGGTGCAGGCACTACCTTGCAGCATTTGTTGCACCGTACGACACTCTCCAAGCGTTCGCGAAACGGTGTGGTCCAGTTGTGACCACCGTTGAACGGTGTACATTGGTGAAACCCTTCTTCGACCGGGCCGTCCTCTCCGAACGGTTCTTCATCGGCAGAGGTATCCCGATTGGCGAACAACACTTCGACGTTGCGCTGAGTCTCGTTGTCCCAGCGCGCGCCGCGCACGACTAGCTTCTTCTCCTTCAGCAGCGAGTTCACGCTTGCGCACACCGACGACAGCCTCATGTTGAGGTAGCCGGCCAGATCGTTGCGGCTCACGTTACCGTACGTCTCCACGCACTGGAGGATGCGCGCCTTCTGCGTGGGCTGCTTCGGCAGACTGGCCCGAAGCGATTGAACCTGCGTCGACGTGACGTTCACGCAGCGGCTTCCACGGTCTTGCGAACGGTGAAGCTTCCGGCCGATACGACCTCGACCACTTCGAACGAAGTGCCATCACCGAAGTAACGGCGGGCGATGTCGATAGCGTGCTCTTTGCTGGGGAACCCGTTCGTGAATCCGACCTGTCCGAAGTCGAAGTCATTGGGGATGACACCGGTAGCGAGCTTGATACGGAACTCACGCGCTGCTTCCTTTACCAACTCGAAGCGGTGCGCGTAAGGTGTATTTTTGTTGCCGTTATCATCCGTTACGAGTTCTACACCGACACCTGAGCCATTCATCTTACGCACTTCATAAACCTTTCCTTCGGTGATCCCGTGGCAGCCGTAAGCGTTGATACAGCGGACCTTATCACCGGGTTTAAATTCAGGCATCGTCGTCCTCCATCATTGCAAAGCCGGCAGCGATACCTGCGCCCACTGCACGGTCGTTGAACACATCGGTAAGGGTGTCGACGGGAGTGCGGTCCACGTCGTACCCGGCTTCTTCGAGTTCGTCGAAGTAGTTCACAGCACGGCCTTGAAGATCGTGATGCCGAACACCTTAACGAGACGGACCTTGAACTGCCCGAAGGCAACGCTATCGGTGAAGTATTCAACGCGGATCATGTCGGCACCTTGTCTTCGAGCACGGCCTTGACCGTAACCTCGCGCACCTTCGTGACCTCCACGATGATGTGCTCGCTGTTACGCTGGCCGGTCTTCATCAGGTACGCCTCGACATCCTCTTGCGACGTGAAGGACAGGTTGCAGATAGCGCCCTTCGTGATGAAGCGGAAGTCACGCGGCGCGCGTGGCTGCTCCTTAATGAAGCGTCGTTCGTAGTACCAGTCACCGCCCAACAGCTTCGGTGCGAGCCGACCGTCTAAGTGCACATAAACTCCCGGCTCCGTGGTATGACGAAGGTCACGGATACCAATGACTGTCCCCGACAGTCCTACCAAGCTAGGCTCACGACCGGTGTACCGAACCCGGTCGCCCACCTTGAACTGGTTCTGCATTACAGCTCACCGCCGATCTTTTCTGCTTCCTGCTCCGCGAGGCCCTTGACGATGGCCGCGTGCTGCTGTGCGGCTTGCGCCATGACCGTTGCATCGTGCGCCAGTGCGCGGGCCTTCGTGACTGCGGCCCATGCAATGTTCGACGCCTTCTCTTCGATGACCGCCTGTTCCTCGACGGCCTTGACCTTCATACGCAGCGCAGCGATGTGCGCGGTGACTGCGAGTTCGTGGAGCTTGCGGGTAACGGTTGCAACGTTGATGTTAAGGTTCATCTGAGTTCCTTGAATGGGGTTAGCGGCAGGAGAGCGAAACGTTTTGCCCGTTGGAGGCGATGTAACAGCCGTGCTCATCGGTGTACAGCTTGATACCGTCCTTCTGTGCAATAACGGTCAGATCGCGCGGGAGTGCGGCTGCGACAGGTTGTGAGCAGCCTGATACGAAGCCGGCACCGAACGCGAATGCGCAAAGCGCGTGCAATGCCTTCTTCATCCGCCGCGCGCTGAGGTACGTGCCACGATCTGGCGAGCAATCGAGCGGATGTTCTGCGCGAGCTGCGGGTGCGCTGCCAGCGCTGCCGTGAAGTGGGCGATGGAGTGGAAACCCATCGACCGCACCTTGCGCTCCGTCTTGCGGGTGAACTTGCGGCCGGGACGAATGCCACCGACCGTGTTAAGAGTGCGAACTACGATTGCCCGCTTGCCAAGTACGTCGTGATCGTGCAGTGACATCAGTAAGCCTCCGCTTCCTTGCGCGTGATGAAGAAGTGAATGCCTGCCGTGCACTCGATACGGATGTCGTCGTTGAGTTCCGCTTCTACCGTTCCTCCAACTTGGTACGTGAACATGCCGTCGTGCATCGAACGGAACTCTTCGCCCTGCGCTGCTTCAGCACCCGTGCCGTCTTGATACACGGCGAGCACCTGTGCCTTACTTGCCCGGTTCTTGCGGCCGACGAGAGTTGACGTGCGCTTGGCATCTTCGGGAATCAGCAGCTTGGCGATGTGACCGCCTTGCAGCTTCTTCCACGCGATGAAGGCACCCTCTTCCGGCACGATGCTGAACGTTGGCAGGTTCGCGTCGCTCAGGTTCGCGCCGCTCAGGTTCGCGTCGCTCAGGTACGCGCCGCTCAGGTCCGCGCCGCTCAGGTACGCGCCGCTCAGGTCCGCGCCGCTCAGGTACGCGCGGCTCAGGTCCGCGCCGCTCAGGTACGCGCCGCTCAGGTACGCGCCGCTCAGGTCCGCGCCGCTCAGGTACGCGCCGCTCAGGTCCGCGCGGCTTTGCACGGCAGCAGTGAGCGTTTGTGCGATGGTCGTTGCGGTCGGGCAGGAGAAGATGACTGCGCCGGTGATGATGTGCTTGATGTCCATGTCAGTAGATTTCCCAGAAACGTTTCATGAAAGAGGCCCGTGCTTCATCCGGTGATAGCGGAACGATCACTTCGGCCAGCGGTTCGAACTCGTTGGTCCATGCCCATGCGTTCGCATCACGTCCTTGTTCCTTCGCTGAGGGCATGAGGTCGCGACGCTCAGTAACGAGCATGCGTAGGTCTGCTTGCTTGATGCAGGAGGGAAGCGGGAACGGCAGGCCGTACCACTCGAAGATCGCCCGCTCGACGCGCTCTTCAATGGCCTTGTACTCAGGCAGCAACTGCTTAAGCGGACTGGACACATCGCCTAGGTAGGCTTCGGCCGCGTCATGCAGCAACCCTGCCAGTGCGTGTTCAGCCGGAACTATCCGGGAGACGAATACGCTGTGCTGGGCGACGCTGTAGAACGCGTTCGTGTGTCCGGTGAAGCGACAGATACGGGACAGCGCTTGCGCGATGTCTTCGATCCAGATGTGGTTGTATTTCGGCTCGTCGAACCTGAAGTACGAACCTTGCGACGTGAGGATTTCCGGCGTCACGAGCGCGGCCTGATGGCTGTGTTGAGTCGCGGTGCTGATGCGCCAACGAGGCCAGAAACACAGGCTGCTACTACGCGGCCGGAAGCATCCCGGACGTAGACGATGCGCGGAGTCATCGCGTCTGCGGAACGAATCCCACGGCGCGAGCAAGCGCGGACGGCATTTGATGCGTTTGGATGAAGTGCGCCGAACGGCGCGAGAGCACGGTGACGATTGCACCGCGAGTAGAACGGGTCTTACGAGGGCCGCTATAGGCACGTTGGGAAGTCTTGCTGAGGTTCACTTTAGAACTCCGTTGGTCGGTGTCGTACAACCACCAGTTGAGGGACTTACGAGGGTGAAGCATCGGCCGGTAGCGGTGTACCGGCCGGAACTACTTAAGCTGCGAGCGGGAGAACCAGCGTCTCTCGCTTACGGGCCAACATTGCAGCCCGTCGAATCCTGAACTTCACTGCGCCGTTCGCATCGCTGGTGCTTCTGCGTGGACGCTGGTACATCGTCTGTGCGTCAGCGCGGTCACGTTGGTCTTGTCCGCGCTTGATTCGGTCCCGGATTCTCATTGTGTTTGATCCCCCGGATGTTCATTGCTTTCGCTGCCTGAACGCTGGCGGGCGTGTTGGCTTGTCATAGGTTCTCCTAACGAAAAGGCGGCGGTATCGGCCCGCGCCGCCCACTGCGGTGTATTGTGGGTCTCCTTGCTAACCGGCTATCGTCCTTGGACTAGATGCGCCGCGTCAGGCCCCGTCTCCAGAAGCCTGACACTGGGTATCTACAGATCACGAGCCGGATCATGCGGGCGGTTGAACACCTGTACGATCTCTTCCAGCGTCACTGTTTCGAACTCCAGTCCGCTCACCCATTCATCGACGCGGCGCTGGGTCGTGATCGACAGTTCGATGTCGGCAACGAGGTAGCCGCGTCCCGGCACGAATGCCGCAACAGGAGACTCGTAGCTGAACAGGACTTGCGTACCGTCCGTGAATCGTAGGACGCCAAGCGTGTTCGGTTTGTTGAGTGACTGGTATTTCATGTGTATTCGCCTTGGTTGTTGTCGCGGCCGGCCAGAAGGCCCGCAGCGCTCCACGGTTCGACTGATAGATGTGGGCCAGCAAGCCCGACACAGACCACGCTCAGTCCTTCCCTGCGCGGCCTGTAGCTGAATTGCTGTAATGGAGTTGATGCATAAACGTGGCAGCAGACATTATACCGGGCCGTCGCGGCCTGAACGGCAGTTCAGCAGGGTCAGCTTACTGCAGCACAACCCCGCTCAAATCAACCGTGCGCCGATACACCCATGTGCGGCATAGCGGTTCGACCCACGGATTAATGCACGTGTACTCAAGGTACGCGTTCGCCATCAGAATGATGACGTGCAGCAGCTTCGGTTCGAAGTGCATGTCAGCCCCTTTCCTATCGCACGCGCTCGACGGCCAGCAGATAGCGCACATCCCCGGCGCGGCTGGTCGATACAGCGGTGAATAGCGAGACGGTGAAACGCCGGTCCAGAAGGATCTCCGGCCGGCGAGAGACGGGCGTATTGATTACCCGCATGTCGGACTTGTAGTCGTCCAGTGACGTTTCTATGTACCGGCGTTCTCCCGGCTCGAACGTCGCAAGCCAAGAGTTCCATGAGCCGGTTACGGGCCTCATGGCGAGCCTTAGAGCGTCAGCAGGAGGAACAGACAGCCTATGCCGGCCAGAACGAGCACCACGCCTAGGCCCATCAGGAAGGGCCTCATGTGCCCTCCTGCACCGGGAAGGTGAACTCCAGACACATGCAGGCACCCGGCGAGCTAGGCGCATCGTGGTAGCGCAGGAACTCGCCATCACCATCGCTGCACGTCAGACACGATCCAAGGTGCGGATAGTCTGCGAGCCAGTCGTTGATCTGCTGCTCGTCTTCGAGGGAGCAACCGCTGTAGTCGCCGTTGACGAGCGGACTAGCCCAGTGAGCCGGAAGGGTGTAGGTTTCGGTATTCATGCCCAGCCCCGCTTCGGCTCAGGAAGCGAGTCGGAGAGATACGCATCTACATCGGCCTGTACTTCGGCCAGCGTTCCCCAGCGCGTGCGCCCGTTGAGATTGACGCAGTAGTCTTGGAACGTGCGCCCTTTCGTGATCTGGAAGCCTCGATAGATGCGCTTCATTTCGCACCTCGCAACGCGTAAAGCTTTGCGTCACCCGGGTTCTTCCACCCCGGCGCAGTCCATCCCCACACTTCACGCGTCTTGGTTTCCCATTGAGTGAAGTAAGGGCTGTGAGCGATGCTCGGCATGATGTCACGCGGGTCTGCGTAAAGAGCGGCCCAGAACTCGGATTCGGTGACTTGTCGGAAGCCGGCAGGAATCTGTACGGCTGATACTGACAT